CGTCCTCCCTGCGTCTGTGTTATTTCAATAACAGGCGGCGTGCGCCCTGTGTCGGTACGATGAACGGCTTGGCGAGGTCGGGGTGTGCCGCCTGAAACGCCTTAGCGTCGAACTTCTCACTCGCTTTCGGGGCTTTCCATGTGGCTATGGTCTGCCCGCCGTAACTCAGAGCCTCAGCGTCGCCGAAGCCCATTTTCAGCTTCGCCTCCAACTCCTCCTTGCGCTTCTCGATAGCGTCGAGCTCCTTCTTCACGTCCTTGAGCTGACGGTAAGCCTCGAACACCTCGTCGGAGGTTTCAACTATCTTCCCGTCCGTGTGTCGATTATACTTCAACAGAACGTCGGCAACGTTCGTCGCAGCGGGTTCTGCCCCGCCCTGAATGTTGTCACGCCAAAACTTCTCAGCCTCCTCAACGAGCCACCCGAAGAAGTCGGGAACGAGCTCGAGGTTCTTATACCCGAACTCTCTGCCTGAACAGAGCCAAGCCAACGAGCCCTGTTTATACCCGGCAACGCCGAGTTGATACTGAACCTGACAGAACCAATGCTTGGGGATGTCGTCGCCGTCGATAGACATCTGAGTGGTCTTGCACTCGAGGATTCCCTTGTTCTGATTGTTACGGGGCTGTCCCGCAAGCCAATAGGTTCGGTCGGGGCTGACCTGCAGATAAGTGCGGTCGTTGTCACGGATAAGCCAATCACCCGCTGATGATTTGATGATATCCTGCCCTGTTTCGTCATGCCAAAACTGAGCCACTGCGTCCTCGAGGTAGTGCCCGGCTTTCATTGCGAACGTCTCCTCCTTGGCGGGGTCGAGCCCACGCTTTCTGCGCCATAGCTGATACGGGGTTTCCCAAGGGTTCAACCCTACGATTGTGGCAATCTCACTGCTGCCGATACCTGATTGTCTGTACTGCAACCACTCGTTGCGGTCTTTCGGTCTGATAACTGTGTTACTCATTTTACTGTTATTTTTAGCGGTTATTAAAGCGTCTGCCGGGCTTTCGGAGGGAGTGTCGTATGTTTGCTCCCTCCGAACGTTGCGGGGCTTGTGCGCCCGCAAAACAGCCCGTCAGTCGGTAGTTATTTCTTCTCTGAGGCTGATTTCTTCGTGGCGGGCTTCTTTACCTCACCTGTTTCTGTGTCAACCTCCTCTGCTGCTTCCTCAGCCGGGGCAGCTCCTGTCGCACGGGCGATAGCCGCCGCCGCTTTATCCTGTGCCGAGGCTGATTTCTTGTCAGCTATCTTCTGCTGCTCGGCTTCGCGCATGGGGTCGATGAACGTTTCACGGACGCTCGTTGTGCCCTCCTTAATGGCGTTCGCCGTGGCACGCAGCTCGAATACCATCTGCTTGTCGATGTCGGTTAGGGCGTGTACGCCGAGGTAGTTGAATATCATCTCCTGTGTCACGCCGAGTTTGGCGAAGTATGCCATCATGTTCTGACGGCTCTGCTCGAGGTCGATAGCCTGTCCGAGGGCTACTTTCTTCACCTCGTTGATAACTCGCTTCGTGAACGCCTTGGGGATAACAGCGAGGACGGCGTTGCGGAATGCGATTGAACAGGCGGCGTTGCCTGTAACAACCTGCATGTCCTCTGAATAGGTCTTGCCGCTCTTGGTGGTTATGCGGCGGGGCACGTTCTTCGATACGGCAAGGTTGCTCTCGAGGTCATGGCAGATAGCCTGAGCCGTGATAGTCTTACCGTCGTTGCCGATGATACGGGTTGCGATACGGAGGTTGCCCCATGAGGAGGCGATGATTTCCGCCATACGAACCGACAGCCCCTCGATGATAGAATCGTTGCCGTTGCTGTCCTTACGGCGCAGGACGTAGAAGCAGTCCTCGGCTGTTTCCTTATCCATTGTGGCGAGTGTCTCGATACGGTTCAACACCTGTGCGAGGTCTCGCGGATACTGTTTTGCGGTAGAGATTTGGATGTCAACTTCCGCACGGTTGATAGCTTGAAGCATGTCAGCCTGTTTGATTTCGATGATTTCGTCCATAGTACTGTATGGGATTAAATTGCCTTCTTACCGCTTCGGGCTCTTGCGTTATTCCTTGCCGTCACGACGTATGTCGCCGCCCGGCTGTCTATTTCCTTTTCTGTTGGTACCCTGTTGTCCGTGAGCCAAGCCGTAAGCTCCTGTTTGTCGAAATACAGCTTGCGGGACTTCTTGAAATGGGGTATCTGTTTCGAGCTTGTCAGTCGGTAAAGGTGTCCGATTGATAGCCCGGTGAACTGCGCCGCCTCCGTAAGGTCGAGAACAGGCTTAGCGGCTATCAGCGTGAGCCGTTCGATACGGTCGAGCCGCTCCGTGATCTGCCTGTATTGAGCCTCCCCGTTCATGATAAATCATCATCTTTGAATTCGGGCATATACCCGTGTTGGTCGAGAACCTTACCTATGCGCCATATCAGCCAACAGGCGGCTGCGGCTGCGCCCTTAATCAAGAACCACTCAGAGAGGGGCATTGGGTTGTACGGGTCGTCGTCCCCGGCGATTACCATGAAAGCTATTAAGCCGAGCGTGGCAAGCGTATAGAAGCAAGCGTACTGTATGAGCTTCTTCTGTTTTTCGTTCTTCGTTTTCATGCCTCAACCTCCTCTGCCTGTTTCTGTCGTTCCTCAACACGGCGCAGGATAACATAGATTGTCCCGACGCTGTGTATGTTATAATTCTTCATGAGGTGCTCCATGACACGAGTTTTACTCTGTCCCGGAAGCGCAACGAGCTGTTGATACTCGTTGTAGATAGCCAAATCTCGTCTTTCGCGTTCCGTTTGGCATTCCGTCTTGAAAATCAATGGTCTGTCCATACTTGCTAATGTTAAAATTCGATTTTACTTATCAGTTTATTTCCGATTTTATTTCTTATTTTATATCTTTGTGCGGTTATTAAACCGTAAACGGTTGCAAATATAAACAAAGTTTTCATTTTGCACGAATAAATCGAAACAAAAATTATATTTTAACAATAATTATATCTTCATGGACACATTGCAAAGGTTACGCAGAGTCATTAATTGGCTCATCTTTCAGGAGATAGCTGACAGCGATAAGGACTTGGCAGATAGGTTGGGCTATACGAAATCGTCGTTCTCACAGATACTGAACGGCAAAGTTCCCCTGTCCGAGAAGTTCGTGAAGAAGCTATGCTCCCTCGACGAGAATATAAACGGAGTTTGGATTTTGGAGGGCGACGGCGAGATGCTGTTGTCAGGCGGCGGAGATAGTCTGAACAGTCAAAAATCCGTCACTATCCCCGCCGACGTGTGGAATGTTATACAGGCGCAAGCACACAGCCTGTCCTCTCGCGATAAGCAGATAGACGAGCTTATCGATATGCTGAAATCACAGCTTGCCGAAAAAGAAAAAACGGATGTCCGCCGGGGCGACACTGTCACCTCTGCTGTTGCCGGGTAATCGGCTTCGGGGCTATGCAAAGGAAAATTCCTAAATACTGAATGTCATGAATACCTCATTACGAACACTCATCGCAGGGTGCGCCGCTGTGTTAGCCGCCCTGATCTGCGCCCCGCAAGGCGCAACAGCACAGAGCCGTGTGGACGAAGCCCCGGCGCAGTTATCAACCAAGAGCCGTGACCTCGCGAAAGCCGTTTTTTGGGAGCAGGACAGCAGGACGGGGAAATGGGGCAGCCGCAAGCACGACAAACTTAAATACTACGGGGAGGGCGTGCGCTGTGTGAACTTTAAATCTGTTTTCATTGGAGAGTATGCCGGGCAGACGTATATGTTCCTCGACTTTTGGGATTATCATTGGCGTTACCCGAACTTGGAGCAGGAGTGGATGTACACGGAACAGGTGTGGGCGTTCCTCCTTACAGCCGCCGACATCGACACGCTGAGCCGCCTCGAACAGGGTGCGCCCGCCGTGACCGTGACGACACATTACAGCAACATGATATCGAAAGCCAACGAGGAGTACTCGTTCCCGTTGTTCCTCAGGCTAACCGAAACAATGCGCTCAACCGGGAACAACGCCCGAACGGACGTGGCTTTCATGGCGAAGCGTCTGAACGACGGCGGGCGGGACGTTGTTCGGTTTATGACATACCCCCGTGCCGTCGTGACGGAGCTGTTTGACTACGAGTACTTTGAGATTGATTACAGCGATTATATGGGGCTGTTTACGCCCGATAAGACAACGAATTATAAATAGACCGTATGCATACACGTTTACAGGAAATCATCAGGTATAAAACAGGCGGCAAACAGACTGAGTTCTGTAACGGGATAGGTTGGACGCCGCAATACCTTGCCAAGCTCCTGCGGGGCGAGAACTTCGGCATTAAGCCTGTTGTCCGCCTGTTGGAGTACTTGCCCGAAATCAGCGCACGTTGGCTGCTCCTCGGAGAGGGCGACATGTTGGAAGCCGGGCGAATGTTCCACCTCCAACGGGAGGCTATCTCACAGGTTCAGTCGATACTCGAAATGGAGCGGTACCTGCCGTTCATGTCCCCGGATGATCTGCGGGAATATGAGCAAGCCGTAATGACAGGCAGAAAGCCTGTTTTCAGCCCCGACACCGTTTCTTCTTGGCGGCAGCGGGCAAGTGAACGAGAACAACAAAATCAGGCGAGATTCGCCGCAGCAATAAGTAAATCGAACGAGCTATGCAAACAGAGGACAGCCAAAAGATAATCAGCCGCTTCTTTGAAGCCCTGTATCACCTGAAATCACTCGGCATTATCCGAGGCAAGCAGACCTTTACCCGTGACTTCGGTATAAACCGTTGGAACCTGAACACCCTCGAAAAGGACATGTCGAGGGACATCTTTCAGACGGCTTGGCTCAACTACCTTGTCGAGCGTTACGACGTGTCGGCTGAGTGGCTGTTGACAGGGCGGGGGGAGATACTATCGAGGAAAAAAAAACAGCGGGCGGAAGCCGCCGTATGACAGCCACCGCCCGTGTGTGCGCCGGGGGAATGTTATTCCTTCGGCTTTTCTTTTTTCTCGCCGCCGAGCTTGGGGAGTATCGAGGGAATGGCAGCGACCGCCGCCTGTTTGTTCTTATCCAACACCTTGGCGTATATCTGTGTCGTCGATAGCTCACGGTGTCCGAGGAGCTTGCTCACGGTGTAAATGTCGGTACCGATATCCAACATCATCGTCGCAAAGGTATGTCGGGCGCAGTGGAACGTAATAACCTTATTTATACCCGCACGTGCGCACCAAAGTTTCAGCGTCGTATTTGTACACGACGGCGAGTGAATGTCCGTAAAAACGTGTTCTTCGGGCTTTCCGGGCACGCCCATGAGCTGAGCCGCCTCCTCGGATATGTCGAGGTATTCCTGTCCGCTCGTTTTCTTCTGTCGGAAAATGATACGGGTAAATTCGCCCTGTTTATGAACATCGCCCCACGTCAGCCGCAATACGTCACTGCGGCGCAGCCCCGTCAGACAGGAGAACAGGAACGCCGCCTTGATCTGCGGGTATTCGCATTCCGTTTCGGCGAGTAGTTTCACCTCGTCGATAGTCAGGTACATGCGTGTGCCCTCCTCAGCCTTGAAGTTCTCCACACCACGTATCGGGTTCGTCTGTATGATACCCTCCTCGTAAGCCTGATTCAAACAGGCTCGGAGTTTATTGAAATAGCTGAGTTTCGAGTTCCGGGCAAGGGGCTTGTCCTTAATGCGCTTGCGGAAGTCATGCCCCCAAGCCACAGCCTCGTTCTCGAGGTAGTCCTTGAAGCCCTGCACCCACTCGGGGGTCACGTCCTCAAACGTGATGTTCTCCCGGCGGTCGTATTTCAACAGGTGGTGGAGGCAGGAGAACCAATTACCCCAATTGCTTCGGCTCTCCTGACCGAGGCGTTTTTCACACAGGGAGCGATAATAGTCGTAGAAGCGGACGTTCTGTGCCGCCGCATTCTTGAAGCCGTACTGTCCGTTGCGCAGTTCGACGACACGCTTGGCACGGATAGCGTCAGCGAGTTTCAGCGTCTCACGGTTCTTCTCCTTGTCAGCCCGTGTACGCTCGGGGACGAGATAGAGTTTCAGATACTCGTATGTGCGCCGCCCGTTCAGATAGATGTCGAGGTACAGGGACACGTTGCCCGAGGACATTGTGCGCCGCCGTAACCTGATAGGTTCTTTTGAATCGTTCATTTTTTTTGTTGCTGTTTGTTGTTGCTAATAGGTTCGAGCAACAAAGTAACAACAAATATTCGACAATTCGGGTATAAACTATGCGAAAATACGATTTTATTTCCGATTTTATTTCCGCTCTAAATTACGCAAAAACGGCTGTAAAACGCCGAAATCGTGCGCCTTACAGCCGACAGTAACTATTTATAACTCATGGAACGACACCCGCCTTACTTTCCGATGCAGAAGTGCTTGAAGATGTTTTGCAGAGTCTCTTCTGGACTGATGCTGCCGTCGGCAACGATTTCGCCGAGGGCGTAGATACACTCGCGCAG